TTGATAATGAATTTAGAGGATTATGAAAATAATAATAACAGAACAACAATATAAATTACTACTTGAAACTAAAATAACTCAAGAAGAGGAAGATTATTTAAAAGAAGTAGTAAGGGGTTACATTGACGCTGCTTTATGGACTGAAGAAGAAAGACTTAAAGATGAAATGGGATATGATGATGAAGATGACGATGATGAAGAAATGAGTGAAATTGATATGATTATTAAATCTTACAATAAAAAAAATTTTTCTGATTTTCAAAAAGAAGATATTGATGTAGATTCATTGCTTGATACATATTCTGAGATTAAAGAATTTACAAATTTATTAAGTGACTCAACTTTAGATGAAGTAAAACCATTTGATTTAGGTATGGATTTTTGGTTAACAAGAAATCATCATGGTTCTGGATTTTGGGATGGAGATTATTCTGAAGAAGCTGAAGAAGATTTAATGTTAGCTGTAAAAAATTTTAAAGAAAAAAATTTAATAATAGGAGATGATATGATGTTGTACTTTGAATAAAAAAATTTATTATGCCACTACCAAAAAAAATAAAAAAATATTTACCATTAACAGAATCAAAAATTCTTTTAGAAAGAAGAAAAGAATTGGTCGATAAAATCAATCAAGATGGTACTTTTTTACCCAAATCATTATTACATGCAGATTTGGATGGTGGGTTTTTAGATTTCGTTAAAGAAGATTTAAAATTGGTTGTTGAGGGAAGGGTCGTTCCAAATGTTGATATATTATTAACAACACAAAATTGGGCACAATTTACACAAACTTGGGATTTTCAAAATATTGATAAAAATCTTGAACCCCCATTTATTACTGTTATAAGAAATCCAGAAGTTAAGTATGGAACAAACCCATCAACAATTTACACAATACCAAATAGAAGATTATTTTTTTATGCTCAAGTACCAACTTGGGATGGTAATAGAGTAGGTATGGATATTTACAAAATACCGCAACCAGTTCCTGTTGATATAACTTATCAGGTTAAGATTGTATGTAATAGAATGAGAGAGTTAAATTCATTCAACAAAATTGTTATTGAAAAATTCTCATCAAGGCAAGCTTATACTGTAATTAAAGGACATTATATTCCAATTGTAATGGGTGGTATTACTGATGAATCTGTTATGGATATGGAAAAAAGAAAATATTATATCCAAAGTTATGAATTTACAATGTTGGGATTTCTTATAGATGAAGATGAATTTGAAGTGACCCCCGCAATTAATAGAACTTTAGAAGTTTTTGAAACTGATTTAAAAACTATTGGTAGAGGTAAACGAATGGGGCTTCCAAATGATTTGGTTGAAATAAAAACAACATTTAAAATTGGTACGACTATTTTATCAGAAAAATTTGATTACACCACAGACATTACAATTGATAGTACTATTAATGTGTTTAGTTATGATGTTTACATTAATAACAACTATTATGGTAGTAATCCAAATATGATACAAATTAATAATGGGGATATGTTAAAATTTGACATTACGAAAAATGATTCATTAGATGAAAGTACAATTACTTTGATTAGTAAAGTAATTTAATTGTCACCATATATATCTTTCTTTTCCTTACATTTTTCAATGATAAGTCTTTCCAAAAAACGATACATTTTAATACCATTCTTATCACAATAGTTTTTTAAAATATCGTGAACTTCAATTGATATTTTTAGATTTTTTATTTGTTTGACCTTTTTATCCATAGTAGAAAAAAGGTAGAATTTATTCTACTCAATTTATACATACATATCTATAAGTAAAGTATTTTGTGTTATTACTTAATATTTATTGTTAAATAAATCATTTAAACACAAAAAAAAATGTCTAATAGCAAAGTTTTCGTATCACCAGGTGTTTATACTTCTGAAGTAGACCTAAGTTTTGTATCACAAAGTGTGGGTGTTACAACATTAGGTATTGTCGGTGAAACGCTTAAAGGTCCTGCTTTTGAGCCAATCTTCATCAGAAATTTTGATGAATTTACCGCATATTTCGGTGGAACTACACCTGAAAAATTTATTAACACACAAATACCAAAGTATGAAGCGTCATACATAGCAAAAGCGTATTTGCAACAATCTAATCAATTGTTTGTAACAAGAATTTTAGGTCTATCAGGTTATGATGCGGGACCTTCTTGGTCTATAACTACTGTAGCAAATGTTGACCAATCTACCGTTGATTTCTTATGTCTAAGTTCAATCACTGTAAGTTGTCAAACACAATGTGTACAATATCAAGTAGTTGATTTTGATATTGATTTTACTGGTTGTACTAATAGTACAAGTTCAATCACATTTACATCTTCATTACCACAATTAATTCAAAACAAAATTGATTTACCATATGAACAATTTGATGGTACAATATCAACTCTTAGACAGAATATGGTTCAACAAATATTTGATGTTCTTAATGAACCAAGTACTGAAGATGAATCAATTTATTATTATGGTCCTATTTCTGGTAGTGATTATAGTTACTTAGTATCAACAGGTTATACTGCGGCAACAAATGTATTTAAAGTAAATAATGTTGATGCAAGTGCCATTGATTATACAGCTTCAGTAAATGACGCTTGGTACTATGCAATGTTTGACCACACTGGTGTGAATTCAAATTATAGTGGATTTTCATTCTATTCTGTTGTTTCTGGGTTGACATTAATTCCTGTAACAACCACTACTACGATAGCTCCAACAACTACAACAACAACAACTAATCCTTGTGTTACACCAACACCAATAACTACCACAACAACAACAGTGCCACCTGTGGTTAATTGTTATACTGGTAAATTGGTTGGTACAATATATGTGTTTGCTGGTGTTGCTTATACCAATTATGATGACTTGGTTGTTGCAACACTACGTTCAAGAGGTATTTCACTTTATGGTTCATCAAATACTGGTGTAATTTATGAAGTGTCTGGATTAACTGATGTTAGTTTAAATTGTGTAGGTTCTTATTCTGCTGTAACTAAAAATCCATTCGCAACATTTGGTGTAAATGCAACAAATAAAGATGGTGAAAACTATTTCTTTGAAACATCTTTTTCAAATTCAAATGTAAATTACATTGGTAAAGTATTTGGATATTCAAATTTCGCAAAACCAAGAACAGTTGTTCCTTTGTTCTTAGAAGAAAGATTCCAAACATTATTAAATTATGGGTATAGAAAAGGTTATATCAGAGGTCTTAATTGTGATTTAGTATCATTACCTGATGCCAAGCAGGGTGTTGATCCAACATCTATTGCATGGTATTTGGAACAATACCAATCACCACAATCACCTTGGGTTGTATCTGAATTAAGAGGTAATAAAGTATTCAATCTTTTCAAGTTTACAACAATAGCGGATGGTGACGCGGCAAATACTGAAGTTAAAATTTCAATTGTAAATATTTCATTCAACAATGGAACATTTGATGTGTTAATTAGAGATTTCTTTGATAATGATTCAAACCCAGTTGTAATTGAAAAATTCACCAATTGTACTATGAATCCAAATGAAAATAGTTTTATTGCTAAAAAAATTGGAACTACTGATGGTGAATATCAATTGAATTCAAAATATGTAATGGTTGAAATGAATGAAGATGCACCAATTGATGCTTTACCTTGTGGTTTTGAAGGTTATACCTTTAGAGAATACGCAGGTGTTAAATCTCCATTCCCAATTTATAAAACTAAATATGATTTCCCAGGTGAAGTAATATTTAATCCACCTTTTGGATTATCTTCAGGTGCTGACGATATTACAAGAAGTGGTGGTGATAATGTTAGAAGAACTTATTTAGGTATTTCAGATACTGTTGGTTATGATATTGACTTTTTCACTTATAAAGGTAAACAACTTCCATTAGATGTTTGTTTTGATACATCAGGTGAAAATTGGGCATTCAGAACTCAAGGTTTCCATATGGACAAGAATGCTTCGGCAATTACAATATCTAACTTCTTTACAAGTAGTGGTACTTCAGCCTTCCAAGTGGGTTCTGCTGAATTTACATCTGACCCTGATAATGAAAGTAATCCATATTATAGATTGTTTGCTCGTAAGTTTACACTTCTTTGTAATGGTGGTTTTGATGGATGGGATATATACAGAGAATCAAGAACAAATACTGATGGTTATAGATTGGGTGGAAATAACTATTTGAGAGGAGCTTGTACTTCGATAAGATATCCAAGTGCAATTGGATGGGGTGCGTTCAAACGTATTACTGTTGGGGATAATAATCAAGATTATGCTAATACAGACTATTACGCTTATTTGTTAGGACAACAAACATTTTCAAATCCTGAAGCTGTTAATATTAATGTATTTACA